GTATTTTACAACATTCCCAAGATGAAAACCTAAATTCCAGGCTTCAATAACCTTGATCGCTTCATAAGTGTTGGTTTTTCCTCCATAATGTGAAGGATGCTCAACTACGTCAGCCATTATTCAGCCCACGCAGCGATAATGTGGCTTTCAAGAATAAAACAATATTCATAACCACGAAGTTCTACCTTCTCTAATAGATGAGTTGGGAAGACAACTTTCGTCAAAGCATCAAACTTACGAACGCAGTCGTGCGAGCAATGAATAACTGTCGCGATAGTGTGTTCTCGCAAAGTTTCTTTTGAGGTCTTGAAGTCCTCTGGAAGAAGAATGAGAGAAGGTTGTTCTTCTTGTCCTGGGGAACTATGTTCCAACTCCACAAGAATTCGTCTGTTGTGTGGTTCAATAAAAGACATCAATACTCCATAAATTTATTCATTTCAATAGCGCGTTCAAACAAACGGAACTTTTCAGTACTCAAAAGTTGGTCGTGAGTTTTCTTACAACGCTTACAGATAAAGCGAACGAAGACCTCGCCTCCGTGCTTTGTCTCAATTTCGTTTGTTGAAAGCCAGTTGTGCTTTTTTAAGCCGGTTGGAGAAGCGGGACAATTTTCATCTTGGTTCTCCCCGGCGATAATGTGGTTTAAATTCATAACGCCCTCCTTCACCTACATAATAGCGCGGCGAAGAGAGGGCGTCAAGAGGTTAGAGGAAAATAATCAGACCTTCGCTCTTTGTTGTAGAAGATAGAGGAAAGTTTCCAACTCGTTTGCTTGGGCGGCAAGCAAGTCATTTAGACCAAGGGGCAATTCGCCTGCTTCGTCAAGTCTGCTGAAAACATCAGATAGAAGGTCGTGATGACCTTGTAGAACTGTTAGACCTTCGCGAACTATTTGATCGGCTGGCTTATCAGTTAGACATTCCATTTGACCGAGAATTTCGGCTGCGGCTTGTGTAATGTGAACGGGGCAACCAAGTTCTTCTACTCCGGTGTTTCCAATAGCCTTCTCAACAAGACCGTCAAACTGTGCTTCAAGGGCAGGATAAATGCCCCCAAAGAGGGTTGTGTGGTCGCCAGCAAAACCTACACCTTTGGTAAGGTTGTGAGCGCCGTGGAACCAAAGTTGAGCAGCACGAACCGAGGGAATCAACTGACCCATAGCCTCAACAAGCATAGAACTTTCTTCTACTACTGGTTCTTGGACCATAGCGGCTTCTACTTCTTCTTTGATAATTCTACGCAATTGTGATGCTGTAAGTTTCATTTGTTTCCCCTTAACACAAATAAATAGTCCTTTCTACCCAAAATAGATAGAAAGGACACATTTATCACTTAACTTCGCAACCACCAGCGCCGCAAGCCACTTCGCCGGATAGATCGGTGTTATCGTCTACTTCGTGAACGTAGTTGAGGTCAATGGAGGTAAGCGTCTTCATTAGCCTTTCGTAAGTTTCTTCATCGCAGTCCTCAAATGGCGCTTGCTTGTAAGTGTGTTCAAACGCTGGAAGAACAGACAGACCGTTATAGAATGCTCTGTTTTCCCACATCCACTCACCAACAACATCCCATTCATCACTCTTGATCGAAACAGTAGCAGAAACGTTGTGGGTGTTTTGACCCTTGCGGTGTCCTGCTTTGATCCAGCTTTGGCTTACCTTCTTTACTCTTGCGAGCAGATCAAGTGCGCTTTCTCCTCTTGTAATAGCTCCTTCTGGTGCCTTTTGAGGAACAGAAATAACGGCTGTGTCGTGAGGGCGGAAGAATTCATCTTCAATAAGTTCTGGATGACTTTGTGAAAGGTAAGAATAAATGGCTTCATTCTTTCCAACACGAATGCGACGTAGGTAAGTGTCGCTGTGCCAAGCGTGAATGCCCGAAGAAGTTCCAAGAACAAGCGAGGTTGTGCCGGAAGGCTTGACGCAAGTGGTTCTTGCTGCTGGGTTGATCCCCAAAAGAGCCGCAACGCGGACATTTTCTTCTTTTACGACCTGTGCTGCCTTTTCCATGTCCAAAGAAAGGACTTTTCCAGAAGCAATTCCGGTCATTCCCACACCTATTAGAGCGTCCTTCTCGGTGGTTCTTTGCCAAACAGGGCGTAGGTAGTGGAAGTCGGTGTAGGACGCCTGTAAAGTGCCAATAAACGCGGCTGCGCGCACTCTATCTTCGTATTCTTCCTGGCTTTCCACATCGCTTACGTTCACTTCTGTTAGGTTGCAGAACTGGTAAGGGCGAAGGGCAATTTCGCAGTTGTGAACCAACAACTCATTAGCAAAAAAGTTATGGTTCTTTTTTACTTGAATGTCATAAACGTCTCTATTCTTTTCAATAGTTATACGCTTGATCTTGGTTCTTGTAATATTCGTAGTCGTTTCCATTCTAATATCTCCTTATTATAGGTGGTGGTTATATATGGTCCTATATCTCTTATTAGGACTATTTCTATATCCAGTCTTTTTGATAGTTCTTCTGTTTTTACTATCCCTCTATCCCAAAACCCTTTGATTTCAACTATTTTCATCAAAGTTCCTTCTTCGTAGATAAAAAAGTCTGGTCTATACGTTGTTTTCTCAAGTTGGAAAGTTTGCTGTTCTACGTCCCATTCTATCGCATGAGAGTCAAGCCACTTGGCATATATATATTCATATGTGCTACGAAGCCAAACAAACTTATTTCTTGTTCTGTTGAAGTAGTATCCCTGAATGCCTCGCGAGGTCTTATTAGTCTTTCTATGAAAGGTCTTAAACCAACCTGCTCTATTGTTATACAACGACTTCAGGTTTTCACTTCTTATTTCTTTTGTTTTGTTATATACTATATTTTTGCCTTTATTTATCTCTATACCAAGTATTGAAAAAAGAGTTCTTACTCTCGTTGGTGTCAAGTCTATCTTTTTGCCTATTGTTTTCAAACCATACCCTTCACTATAAAGAGAAGATATAAAACTTTTAGCAAAACAATATTCGCTTGGATATATCCTACTAATATTGTTGATAATAAAACTTCTTTTGTTGCTTGCGCGGGCGGTATTGCCAAGTTCAGCGACTCTATTAGAAGCGTATATTTTGTACTCTTCTGCGAAGTCTTCTGGTATAAGTACGACTTTTCCTTTTTCGTGGTTGAGATATATTGTTCTTATCGCTTCTTCTATTTTCATGTTTGCGGGCTCCAACCCTTACATTATAAATAGTTTATTGGAGCCCGCAAAGATACTCATTCAATAGAAAGTAGTATATCTTCTTCTGTCAAGTGTGCTGCTTCAACATATCCCCTATTCTCTGTGAATACTCTATGGTCGGGAGTTAGAATGAGGACTTGGCCGCTTTCTGTTTCGATCCTGATAACATCAGCGTCTTCTCTCGTCATGGCTGCTTCTTCTACTGGTTGTAGTTCAAGACTACAAGTTGTTTCATCGTAAGAAAGCACGCTGATCGATTCGCCACTCTCAACCCTTTCAACCAACTCACGCATAGTCATTTGACCAACGTTTGTTGTAATGAGGGTGTCTCCGTCAACGCAACATGGGTTCGTTCCCCAGTCCTTATCATTGTTTAGATAAATGCCTGGCTCTCCTGAACCGCTCTCACGAATGCGGGTCCAAAGGTCCATAAAGTAAGCCTTATCGATCTTGTGGCGAAGAAGAACGGCAGAGTTGTTAGCACGACCGCGTTGTGGGTTGGTTTCCCACCAGTTGCCCGACTTACAAGCGATCATTTCATCGTCGTCAGCAGAGAACAAAGAAATAAGAGCAGCGCGGCGAATGCCGCCAGCAAGCACGGCATCTGCGATGTGGCACATAATGTCGTGTGACTCAATAGGAGTTAGTTTCTCTCCGTCCTTCTTTGTGTTTAGAATTCCGTCAATCTTGACCAAGCACTCAATAAGAGGCTGTGGTCCTGGTGCTTTACCGCCTGACGTAACCAAACGGGCACCCTTGGGGCGAATGTCCGAGAAGTCAAAGCGAACGCGGCTTGAACCTCTGAAATAGGACTGAATAAGAATGCGAACAGCATCAGCCCAGCCTTCAATAGAATCGCCAACAAGGAAACGCTTTTCACGACCAGAAGGACGGCGGATCTCTGGTAGTTTCTCAACGTGATGCTTTTGGACCGAGAAACCTACGCCAGTTCCACCAAGAAGCAAGAACATTGCTTCGGAGAAAGAACGCAGATCATCAATAGGCATGTAAGCGCAGTTGAAAATGCGGTTTGGTGCGATCTCAATTGGCTTGCCGCCAAACTGCATAGAACGCATAGATGGAAGAACCTTGCGATCAAAGACGGCTTGATAGGCTCCTCTGATCTGTTCTTCAAGGTGAGGATAACGCTTAACGTGCATTTGGACGTTTCGCTCTGTAATTTCCTCAAATGTTTCGCGACGGCACTCTTCTGGGAGGTAGCGCGCATATTTCATGTGAGTTGTGATATCCGATAGGATCTTAGATGCTAGGTTCATTTTGTGAGTTCTCCGTTGTTTTTGCTCTGATAGATTGTCTAAACTTTTTGTATTTTTCTTTGATTCGCAACGCTTGGTCTTTCGCTGTTAGGTTGGTAGTTCCACCAAGTGAAAGAGGGTCTTGGCTTGTGTTGGGTGGCCTCATAGTGATACTCACATTTCTTGTGTGCATATTCACAGGGAATACAAGACCGTCAGGACCAAACCGATTTTTAGCGACAAAGATTCTGCCTGTATTGTTTTGCTTGTCTTCAACCGTTCTGGAAACAGTCAAAATCAAATCTGCGACGAAGCACTTTGAGAAGGCTTCGGAAATTGATTCAATCGTGATTACCTCGGCGTTCAAGCCGGAACGGTTAGTTTGTGAAGCAGTCCAAACGGGACAATGGAATTCTTGTGCTAAACCTCTTAGACCTTCATAAATGGATTCAAGTTCGTTTCTCTTCTCTTTCTCTCTGGTAACTGGTTTTAGTAGGTCACCGTAATCAACCACAACCATATCAACTTTTGTTCCCTTCGCTCGCAACCTTTCAAGGTGAGAATGAAGTGTGTTTACGCTGGCTGACTTGGTGGGGTATTCTTTGATAATTAGTGCCCCCTTTACGTCTTCAACCGTTTCACGAATCAAATCTTTATGATCCATAAGTTCTGAAAGTGGGATCTGGGTAATACAACTGTCGTATCTTTGAGCGATGGTTGTGTCCGAAAGTTCCAAAGTGTAGTGAACTACTGTCTTTCCTTGCTTTACAGCCTCGGATCCCAAGTGAACGAGAACCATTGACTTACCGGCACCTGTTGGAGCAATAACTACGCCCAACTCTCCATTACCAACACCGCCTCCGGTGATCTGGTCGATCTCACCCCAGGCAGTACTAACAGGGTTTCTTGCTTTCAATTCAAAGCGACGTTCAAAGTCTTTTAGATAGTCATAGCCAAAATCGCTGGAAGCACCAAGACGAATTGCATCACTAATCAACTTTGAGATTTCATCAAAAGAAGAAGAATTGATTAGTTTAGCGGACTTGATCATAACTTCTTTTAGTTTCTGCTTTTTACAGAAATCAAGCGAAGTGTCTTTGATAAACTCTGCACCTTCAATCTCTTCTTTGGCAAATACTCTTGCGACGAAATCTACAACTTGTCTCTTGGTTGCGTCGTTCTCTTCGTTTAGACCAGACTTGATAATAGTCACCATAGTCTTACGACTTGGGTGAATTTTGTATTTCGTTCTATGCTCAACGATCTTCTCAACAAAAACGCGAAGATACTTCAATTCCAAAAAGTTTGGATCGAATACTTCAAGAATTTGATCTGCGAATGGACGATCATCAAGAATCAAGCTGCATAGGTCTTCTTGGAAACTTTTGCCGTATTGTGCGAAGTTTACCTGTTTCTGTTCCAACATCAGCTTACCTTCTCTTTGTGGACTATCATAATAACCTCGTCACTCTTGTCCGTCAACCACTTTCTTATTGCTTGTTGAGATGCGACGGAGGCTGGAAGTAATGTCCGACCAGTCAAAGGCCGGGAATCCGTTCTTGTAAGAAAGAGTTTTCAAGTTTGTAATGTTGAGGTCAAACTCAAAGTTCTCAAAAACATAATCGATCTTACTGCGACCTTGCGGTGAAATGGAAGGAGGAGTAAGGTTCATAATCTTATAGTTATCTCTCACAAGGTCAGCATTAGAGACAATGTTCTTATAAGTAGCTTGCTTTTGGTCTGCTTCCTCACAATAACGAATAACGTCTTCCAGATAATGCTCTTGGTCTTCCTTCAAGAAAGAAAGACGCTTTGCGATGGTTGGAAGGCCGATTCCAGAGACACCTGGGAGACTATCGGACTTATCGCCAGCAATAGCGCGAGCAACGGCAAAGTTCTTGGGAGAAATGCCGAACTCTTCAATAACATTCTTGCTTGTGTGAATTTGCTTCTGGATAGGACGGAAAAGAACCGTTTCATTATCCAGAAGTTGGAGGAAGTCCTTATCAGAAGAAACAATAACCTTCTGCCACCCAGCATAATAGGAATGCTTTGCGACGTAAGAAATAATGTCGTCTGCCTCAACAGAGTCAAGAACAAACTGCATAATAGGCATTTCGTTTAGAATTTCAAGCAAAAGAGAATGCTGCCAAACCTTATTTTGCTTTTCGGTTTGCTCGTCCATTCCGTCAACTTGGAAGTTCTTCTTGATCGGCTTACGACCTGACTTGTACTCCTTGATAAGTTCGCGGCGTCGTTGAGAACCGCCGGGACCGTCCCAACAAATAACGACCTGGGTAGGCTTCATTTCGCGGAACAACTTGTTTAGCATTCCAATAAACCCGACAACTCCACCAACAGGGTTTCCGTTGCTGGTCATAGAGGGGTTCACGATGTAGGCTCGGAGATACATATTCAGACCATCGATAATCAGAACACGCTTGTTTTCATCAGTCATTAGCAGTTTCCTTCTTTTGGGGTTGGCGGGTTTGGTAGAAAAGGTCTTCTTCGGTAAGTCCAGTATTGAGCTTGATAGTAGCAACGTGTTCGTCGTCAATGGTATAAACAACCTTCTTGATCCCAACGTGTTCCATAACGCGGAGACACATAGGACAAGGCTTGGAAAGCCGGAACTCGCTCTTCTTACCAACGCGAGCAACATACATAACGGCTCCGTCAGTAACGTCGCGAGCAATTCCAAGAACAGCACCAACCTCGGCGTGCTGCGTGGCGTGACCGCATTGATGGTTCCTGAAACGATTCGCCCACCAAACGGAACGTAGATCATTACAGGAAGTGTTGATGATAGAACCGCCCTTCACAAGAACGGCTCCGTGCCGGTAATCCGGCGAATCGGAACTAACCGCAATTCGCTTGGCAAGTTCCAAGTAACGCTTCTGTCGCTTCGTCAAACTCATAAAGACTAAAACCCTCTTACGCTTCTATAATAGCGCAGGAGGGCTTTAGTGGCAACCGGAAAGTTGTCAAGACGCTGTTTCGTCTTCTTCCAGATCAACATCGTAATATGCTTTCGGATCTCCCTCACGGGATTCAAACTTCAAGATTACTTCCTCTTCCATAAGTTGCAAAACTCGATCTCTGAACTTTGCGTCTTGTAGTTTCTCGGACCAATGCGCTCCCTGGAACTTCTCTTTTGAGCCGTCTTCGTAGACGAGAGAATACCAAGCGCCGCTTTGTTCTAAGTGCTTTGAGGACTTGACTGCGTTGAACCAACTTTCTTCATCTTGGATCTTTGATGATCCGCCAGCCCAAAGAATCTTGAAAGTACATTCACGGTTCAAAGAACCGAAACGGGACTTCTTGATCTTGGCCTTAACCTCTGAACCAACTTGATAACCTCTTTCGTCAAGAATAAAAGAGTCCTTTGCTTTACGACCTGTTAGCCAAATGCGTAGTGAATAAGCATAAGCGGGTGCTTTACCACCTGGGGTAAAGTAAGGATCGGTCAGTAGTTCTGCTCTATTAGACGTAATGTTGGTCTTTAACTGATTGAGGATGAGTAGAGTTGATTGTGTGTTCGCAATCGGAATAGTGAGTTTTGAGAATGCCCTTGATAGGATTCTTGGTTTCATAGCCATAGACGACATAGGATCAAATGAACCTTCTACGTCCGCTGCTGCTGGTGTGTTAGCCAGCGAATCCCAGATAAAGAACATAGAGCCGTTATTAGCGGTCAATAGTTCCTCAATAGTTTCCAAAACAAACTCTGTTGTTGTTGCCTGAATGTAAAGTAGTTTTGATAAGTCACAACCGGTCGATTCCAAGAAGTCTGGATCTACTGCTGATTCCGAATCAAAATAAACTACGTCCATTCCCTTTGCCATAGCATTAGCGGCGATCTGTGCCGCCATGTAGGACTTGCCGGTTCCTTCCAAACCAGCGATCTCTGTGATTTTACCAACCGGAATTCCAGCTAACTTACCACGACAAATAATAGAATCAAGCCAACGAGAACCAGTTGAGATCCAATCGGTTACTTCTGTTGGGTTATCTTTTGTTAGGTCGTGTGCTACTTCCTGTCCGTATTTCTTATTGACGAGGTTTCGCATATCAGCGATGGATAGTTTGCCCGGTTTGGTTTCATTTTTTCGGGCCATTAAAACTCCATTTAGTTTTTTACAAATGCGTTTGCTCTGGAATGAGAAAGGTCTGCAACATAAACAGAACCAAGATGAACTACGGGTTCTGTTTTCTTTTCTAATGTTTTTACTGGTGAATCAATGAAGGGAGACAGTAGCCATAGCACCATCACCCAAGAAACACTAGAAACTATTACAGCCTTACTCATTTCAGGCAAACTATTAAAACGTTCAAACATCCTATTCACCCCTTTATGGGATAAATAGTTTGTGAATCACTTACCGTTGATCTCTCGGAAAGCAGCACTCAAAAGGTCGTCGGAATCACCTGACGAATTGAACTTCTGAATTTCTGGTCCTGCTCCATTCTGATCGCTAAGGAACTCGTCAAGGAGGTTAGCGACCTGTTGAGAAGTCAGACGCTCAAAGAGAGATTCAAATTCTGGCATGGAGTCAAGAAGTTCGGCGCAACGTGCAGCGCCACCGATTGCCTTGGAGCAAAGAGCAGAAGTCTTGCGGCGTGGTGCCACATCTGTCTCTGCGAAAAGCCGACCTGTCTTCGTAGAGTACGAAATAGTAAGGTCAGTTCCTTCCTCGGTGTCGGTAATGTCACCGTAGTCAGGGTTGAGAACAAGGCTCAAAAGCTTCTTGTAAACTGTGGTCCCGTAACCCCAAACACGAATGCCTGTGGATTCCTCACCACGAACAAGGACAGGAGAGAAATAACGCTCCTTGACGAACAGAGACTTTGCAAGCTTCTTGTCTTCGTCGTCGTTGTTGGCGACACCATCACGCCAAGTCTGTGAGGCAAACTCACAAATAGGGCATTGCTCGCCGTAGTTCTTCTTCAAGCAAAGAACGGTCTTACGCTTGCCGCCAACCTCTAGATAGTGGAAGTGGAAGTCGCGGAATGGATCGCCGTCCGATGGACTAACGATGCGAATGTCTTGCTCGCCCTCAACGGGCTTCCAGAAAACGGAGGTCTTGGATCCACCACCCTCGCTCTTATTCTCAATTGCGGAAAGCTTTGCCTTCATCTTGCTGATATCAATAGCCATTTTGTTTTGTTCCTTTATTTATGGTTAGTTGTGGGACTTGCCCTATAGTCAATAAGGAGATTTATCCTTACCGCTGTTCTTGTACGAATGAAGTATGTTCTACAACATACGCTATGTCTCTATCATACTTTGTTGCATAGATAGAGAAAGAAACGGTTTTTAGTTCCGTTGCTTTTGACTTTACTTCTTCTTTTATTCGCTTCAACGAATCGCTTGACTGTTTTAGTCGTTCCTCGTTGATGACATAAATATAATTCACTTCGCGGGTGCCGTCAAGGGGATAGAACATCTTTTCTTCGCCTGAATTGATTTCTTTTAGCCCTATGGTAGAAATGCGGTTTGTAAGACCAGGCTCTTCAATATTCCCCATAATGGGCGCGTTATTCTGATAAACGTTAAGCATGTGAATAGTGTTGGAGATAAAGTTGTTTATTTGTTCCCAATAACCTATTACCGGCAAGTCGCCAGCAATTTGATCTATTCTTTGGTTATCAACCAAATAAATTCTCTCAAACTTACCTGATCTTGTTAGGTGTTGGAGAACATTCCTGACGATCTTTTCATTCAGGATCTTCTTATGGTTCAATAACGATGTGTCTGGAATAACGTAAACAATTCTTATTTGCTTTTCCTTGATGCTTTCAAGGATGCGTAGTGAAAGTGCGGAGATAAGAGAACCGCCACACACAAACATTATAACCTCGTCGGCAGTCAAACAGCCACGCAATAATGTTAAATCGATGTTAGACGCTTCGTAGGCTTCGGGGTCGTTCTGTTTCTTAACAAGAATGGTCCTTTCTACCTGCGGTTCGTGATCGACGCAGATAACGTTGTATTGAGGAAACTTCTCAAACTGTTTTGCGATTCGGCTTCCAACGCCGCCAATGCCAAGGATGTTCATAGGTCAATCACTTTTAGGTTCTCAAAATCTTTTCCAGCCTTCAAGGTTGCTACGAACCCTTCCTTACGGACTATCTCCATAATAGAGAATAGAAGGCTTCTTTCGGACCAGTCAAAGTCAATCACGATAGAGTCGTGGATAGAGAAAGCAACATAAGACTTCTTTCCTTTCAAGAGAGAGAAAAGAGCAATAAGTTTTCTACCAACGTAATCTGCGGTTGTACTTTGAATAAGATATGAAATAGCGTGTTCTTCATCACACTTGACTTTACGACCAAATGGGTTCTCAATTTCTTCACCATTCCAATGCTTCCTTATTAAGTAATCACGACCATAAACTTTTTCAAGCCTATCGTCTCTTTTATTTAGATCATAAAGCCAACCAAAAATCATTTTCTTTGCTAAATCACGATCAGTTTTGGGTCCAAAGACATTCTGGATATTCCAGTCGTGAATGTCGATCTTTGGTTGTTCTTTACCTCTCACAAGGAACAGCGAACGCAAGTCCGCTGCGTTATAGTCAATCTCCAAGAACATATCGTTATTTGGCTTGATAAACCTACGAAGGTCTTTATCAAAGCGAAGAATGGGAAATGAATCTTTCTCCGTGCCAAGTCGTCCGGTCTTTGACGAGAACAAGTCATAAACGATCTTACGAGGATAAGTTTTTAGTTTCTCTTCAAACTCACGCACCTTTCTCTTTGTTCTTTCTTGCCGGATAGCAGCGTCATCGATATTCAACTTACGGGTTGAAATGTCGTGAAGAACAGAGTATAATTCAACAAGATAGTCGTGGTTCGCAGGACGTTCAACGTTCCTGAAAACCCAATCACACACCTTGTTCTTTACTCGGGCATACTCGGTCAAGAAACCTTTATTTACAATATCATAAAAGCAAACATCATTCAAGTTGATCTTCGCCAAGATGAACGAACGATATAAGGCTTTGAGTTTATTTTCAGCACGCTCCAGTTCTTCTTTATAAGCCTCTGGACAAACTTGCGTTAGTTCCCTGCCACCAACATAAACCTTCGCATAGTCAATCCCAGAAGGCAAATAAGAGGCCCAGGACCACGTTTGTTTAGCAGTAGTGAAGTCAACCGAGTCAACCGCGACGAGTTTATCGTCGTGATAGACAGCGGCACATTCACCTTTCGTATCAAATGTCTGGAATAGCACTCTTCCCTCACACCACAAGAATAGCCCATCGCCTTTTGGGAGTCAAGATCATTTGGAAAAGAAAAATCTTTTCTCAATAGTCATAGCGAGAAAGTCTGATAAGTCCGAGTGCTTCATCAAGGGAGAAATTTTCTGTGTTGACAAAGTTCTTTTTATCGGGCATAAATGGTTCAAGGGCAAGACGAAGTTTCTCGTTGATGTATTTCAGCGAATCATTTATACCATATGTATCATATATTATCTTTGAGGTTCTATCAAACCTTTCAAGAGAAGAGTTATCATACTTGATTCTTATTTCTGAATTCTTCAGCCTAATATATAATGAAATCAAAAATGAATCTGTTAGGCTTGTATAAACTAAGTCTGACTGATCCGAGAACCTGGTAACTCTTTTTGAATGCATATGACCATCGTAGAAGTTATTGATTCTTTCAACTGCGAAGTTATCTAAGAACGAAGAGTAAGCTATTACAAATAAAGTTCTCAGATATTCAATATCATAAAGATAAGCAGGTTCATAATAGTAGTTTACTATGTCTTCAGAAGAAGCCAAACTACTATTGATGCCGTTGAGATGTTCCCTATCACAAGCACAAATAGAAGCTTTCATCTTAGAAGAATTTATATTTGCTATTAGCTTAGATGGGTATTCTTTACAAACAAGGAAGCCAAATGACTTAGCGGTGTTTAGGTAATATGTGAAGTTAGGATCCATAATAACATTTCTAACTTTATCAGAATCAAATTCATAACTAACGTTTGCTATATCTAAGCATAGACCGTTGAAGTTTATATCAATTTTATCAGTAAGAAGAAACGAAGAATAAGTTGCGAAGAAATTCTTGGAATTAGATAAAAGGAAATTAGTGAAATAGTTTATGAAATTTTGTGGAGTTATTATCTTTTTGCGGTTTTGATGGTCTATCTTAGCAAAATTGATAAATTGATTTATTATATTTTCAAAGTTTTCTTGCAATGCTTTTTGGCCGTCTTCTCTAGCTTTTACAAGTTCCATTTCGGAAAGTGCAGAACCACCACTCAAACCACCACCTTCCGAGACACCTTGGATATAAGAATTCTTCATATTGATATAAGCATTGATAACGAAGTCTAGACCAGAAAAACCTCCATTATTACCGCCATAATAAGAAAGGTATTGTTTTTTTGGCTGCAATGCGATAATATTCTTATCAACTGTCCCAAACAAAGGTAGATAAGTATCATTGAATATTTTATATATTTGATCTAATTCATATACTTCTTTTGATGGATCTGCTAAATTATCTATTCCTTCATAGTAATAAGCTTCTTCATCATATAAGGTTTTAGCAGCAAAGCTATTTTTTGCTCCAAGGTTATTGTTACCAACGAACCTCTGAGCAATATCATTCGCAAGTAGCCTATCACTTCTGTCCCCATACAAAATATTATATTTCATTTTATATTACCTATGTTTGAGTTTCAGCCGAAAGCTGCAATGGAACTATCAGCCTTATCAGTAATTGCTAGCCCTCTACCGCGAGCATAAAGAGTTTTATTTGCTTCTGAACTTGGATCACCAGTTGCTTGATGAATGGCCTCAACATTAGTTGTATACTTACCAGAAGAGACAGACCAAGTTACTTTATTTACGAAATAGTAGCCTCCTAAGCCCATAAGGTTTGCCAATGAACCTGCTTTAT